GGTGGCACAACCTTGAAGCGCATATAGACATCGCCCATTTGTGCTTCTTCTAGATTTTCGTCTACATTATCAGCTTGTAAAATTCTCTTGACATCATACTGGTCTATATCAAAATCATAGGCTATTATATCTATTGCTGTTTCTGTATCTGTATTTTGGTCTTTTAGTTCTTTATAATACTCAACTATTTCTGGAGCAAGTCTTATCATATCTTGTGCCATTTTTTGATTTCGTTCTTTATTCCAAGTATCAAGAGCATCTTTGTCTAAACGTGGATTAGCAGGATTTGATTTTTTAAAAGGTATTACATCACCTTCGTCTACAGATCCACCTAGTGCTGTATTAAGTAATTGAACAGCAGTTTCTGCACCTTTGCCATACATTTGTTGTGCAGCCTTTAGTTTATCTTCGTCTGACATTTCAGGCCAAGAAGCTCTTAGCTCACTTGCACTTTTAATTTGCATTCCACTAAAGTTAAAGTTAATAGTTGGACCATATGCCATGTATCCTGCTACTTCACTTGACTCTAAGTCCTTACTTTTATATGAACGTAGATATGCAGGATCACCGTTTTTCTTAGTTTGATCAGGCAATGGCTGCTCGCCTTTATCTTTTTCACTGCGTACAAATACTATTGCTGCATCGCCATTTAATAGATCAATATAGCTTTTTGCATTGAATGGAGACTTTACTTGTATAAATCTTTGCTCAGGCACACCTGCCATTGCTGCTAATTTTTTCTTAACATCAAAGGGAAAAGGTCTTGTGCTTGTGTCGTTTGTTGCTGCGACATATACATTTGCTTTACCAAATGTTTTTACAGCCCAGTCGTATAGGCTTTTGTGTCCAGGATGGAACGGATGGAACCCACCGGGCATAACTGCTACAATACGTTTTGCTTTTGCTTCAGTAAGTTCTCTTAAAAACATTAATACTCGCCTCTGTTACATGCTTCCATTTCTTCTTCGTATACACGATTTACAAGATCGTCCATTTCTTCTGCTGTAAGAAGATCTTCTGGCATTTTATTAATTTTATATTTTTTTACATAGTTACGAGCAGCTAGTAATGCCATTGGTGCAACTAAATCTTTAGGATTATCGCTTTCTCCGCACTCTTGCATTTTACACATAGTAGGATAGTAAACTCTACGATAAAATGCAGGATCGTTTTTCATATATTGTTGTACATCGTCTACAACATCAAATGGTAGACTATCATTAGGTTGCTGAGTAAATTCATCTATACGCATATTACCACTTCCTACATGACCAGTAACGTGCCTTTGTACGTGGACCTGGGTTATCACAGTTGTGTCTAGCACGGAAACTTCTTCTACGTGCTGGATTTGATTTCTTAATCTTCATGTTAGGATCACCAAAGTTTACTTTCTTAACATTCTTAGTCTTTGGATCTTTTACATAAACTTTAAACTTTTTAACATCACCTTGCATAGGCTTGCCTAGTTTAACTTTACGTCCTTGATATTCTGCTTCATCTAAATCTTCGTCTTCGTTGTACCACATAGTACCGTACTCTTCAAAGAAGTCATCACCATCATATGTTTCTTCATCTAAAATTTCTTCGTTAGTAGAAATCTCTATATCAAAGTCATTATAGCCGGCTTCTGACATAACTGCAATTAGTCTGTCAGCATAACCGTCAGCTTCTGATTCGCTCAATTCTCTTGCTAACGGAATATGAATTACTGTTGCACCTTGCTCAGATTCTAATAGTTCCATTCCTGGGAAGATACTTTCATTAATAATACCATTAATGCTTTCTTGTTTTTCCATTACGACTCTTACAAAATGTTCCATAATACTTCCTTTTTAGTATTTACCTTTATCTTTTATACTCCTGGTCCACCGTGTGATAGTACCCACGCAACACCATTCCAGATACAACTGTAAAGTGTTTGGTTAGCATTACCTAGTCTCCATACAATCGGTCCAGGGCCAGTTGCAACATTGCTGCCGTCCATATAGATTGCACTGTTTACTGTAATATCAACATTTCCAGCACCTGCTGATCTCCAAAACTCTAGTTTTTGTCCCAAGTATGTACCATCTGGAAGTACTGCGGTAGTTCCATTTGTTACAAAGTGATTTGTTTTTGTAATATCAATTGTACCTGCATCAGCTACATCTTCTGAACTTGTGCTTTTTAATGCACTACCATTAAATGTAATGTCTGTACCAGTTCTGCCCACACTGTATTCTACAATGTTTAGTGGATCAGTTGTGTCTGTGAATTTTAAACTATTGTCACTTAGATAAAAGTGACGAACTTTCTTCTCTGCACTACCAATATCATATGTTGCATTTGTATCTGGGATAATACTTGTGTCTAAGTTACCGTTTAAGTATGTTGCAACATCAGTATCATCGTATGTTCCACTTGATAAACCAGTTACAGTGGCACTAGTAAAGTCGACAGTGCCAGAGAACTCACTAGTTCCACTAGAAGTAATATTCCCAGTTACATCACCGTAATACATTGCTGTGCCTACACCGGCATCTACGTCAAGGATAAGTGTTCCGCCATCAGCAGTTTTTACATCACCGTGTACTTCGCCCATAACATTACCAGCAAATGTGGCCGCTGAAATATCTAATACTACACTAGTTGCTGGATTTGCTGGATCACTTATTACATCACCGTAATACCACGCCGAGTCTGCTACAGTACCTGCATCTAATACTTTTGAATTTGCAGTGTCTGCTAAGTCCCATGCAATAAGATTTGATGCACTACTTGCACTGCCGGTTTGATCCGCAACCCATGCATAGTCTGCTCCGTCCCAACTTAGTATTTGATTAGCAGTTGCAGTACTTGTGTTTAAATGTGTATCAACATCTGCATCAGTGTAGGCTGTTAGATCAGGTGGAGTGTATGTAAACACTCCTGATGTGTTATCGTACGTAAGTGCTGCTGTACCTGCAGGATTTGTAACTACGCTTAGATCTGTAAGTGCAATACCGCCCGCACCGCCGCCAGCTAACAAATTTGTAGAGTCAGTTAAGTCACTAACATCTAATGGTATTTGAGGAGTATTTGCAAAATTGGTATAATCTAAATAAAATGCTCCGGGATTGCCTTCTAAAAACTGTGCATCTACTGAAAGATTAGCAGCATATAATTCGTCAAAGTTGTCATTAACTTTGTCAAATGCCGAACGTATGCTTTCTCCGTCTCCTGTTAGTTCGCCTGATCCAATGTTAATACTTTGATTTGCCATATGCCCACCTTAATGATTTAATTTGATATAATTTACAGTACCTTCGGTCCAATTTGATACGTAAGCTCTGACCCATACATAATTGCCAGTAAAGTTGTATGTGTCTGTAATTGTTATTGCCTCGTCATATTCGACAAATGTTATGTTTTCTTCAGAAATAATTCCTGTTGTGTCTACTGACATCGAACCTGTTCCTAGTTCTACAGTAAACCAGTCATCGCTAGTTGGATCTATAGCGAGTGTTCCTTGAATTTCTATTTTCCCTACAAATCCTGCAAGATTTGTGTGGATTGTATGTAAACCGTCTGCACGGCCATAATACCCATCGCCACGATATTTTTCGCTAGTTATCACGGTAGCGGTACTATCATCTGGATGAGCGTTTTGTGTTAAGATATCTATACTATTACTAGGCATAATACTATTTATCTTTAACGGAGTCAACGACGACTTCTTCGACTCTGCTTATATTACCGCCTATCATAATTTGTATTAACTGTAATACTTTATGACTAGTAACATAAAAATAGTATCCGTGTGCAAATCCGTTTTCTTTTATCTGCTGGTACGCTCTATTACCAATTTTTACTTTGTCTGGATTTGCATCTATCCAATTTCCAAAGTCACGTGATACTCTGTTTTTCATTGTTACTCTGTATTTAAATTTTGTAGGACGCTTTACAACTATGATAGGAGTATCTCTATTTAATATTTCCTTTAGATCATCATTAGGAGCAAACAATACGCTTTCGTTTTGTAAATTAGATGCAATTTTTTCTAGCCATTGTAAGTCATTGGAATATATATTAAGAATGGGATTTTCAACTCTTAAACTATAATCGTCTTCGTAGTGTATAAAGGTGTTGTAAAGTGTATTACAATCTATATAATCAGATTCTGAAACGGGCGTAACAATATATGCCCGTTTCAATAGTAGTTCCTGTCCTTTACTATATTCTTGTCTAAGAGTTTCAAGACAAGTTTGTGTATAGGCAAATTGCTTTTCTCTAAATATGTGAGCTATACCATTTAGAGTTTCTAGTTTAAACCAATATTTGTTATAAAACTTATGTTTACTAAACTGCCTCTTCAATCTTTTCTACTTTCGTTGTATCTAAGCTAATAGCTTCGTCTACAATATTAATAGTAACAACTCCGCCATCTTTAAGATCGCCAAACAACAATGATCGTGATAAAGGACGTTTGATATCTTTGTCGATTACACGTTGTAAAGGTCTTGCACCCATTTTAGGATCAAAGCCTTTGTCTACTAGGTAATCAAGTGCCTCGTCTGAAACTGTAATCTGTACACCTTTTTCTTTTACCATATTTTTTAGCTCAAGCAAAAACTTGCCAACAATTTTCATCATTACTTCTTTGCTTAGTTTTGCAAAAGTAATTGTACCATCAAGTCTATTACGGAACTCTGGCGCAAAGAACTTTTTCAATTCTGCATCTTCATAATCATTTTCCATGCTGTCACCAAATCCAATTGAATTCTTCTCTGCCTGTGCTGCACCTAAGTTAGTTGTAAGAATTAATATACTGTTTCGTGCATCTGCTTCTTTACCATTAGAACCTGTTAGTTTACCGTTGTCCATAACTTGCAGTAAAATTTGTGAAACATCTGGATGTGCTTTTTCAATCTCATCTAGCAATAGTACACAGTTTGGGTTTTCCTGTAGTTTAGTAATTAACTGTCCTGCATTTTCTTCGTGTCCTACGTAACCTGGAGGCGATCCAATTAGTTTAGCAACACTATGACGTTCTTGATATTCACTCATATCAAATCGTACAAGTGCCACACCTAAATTGTGTGCTAGTTGTTTAGCAGTTTCAGTTTTACCTGTACCAGTCGGACCCATAAAAACAAACGAACCAATTGGCTTGTCTTCTGGTTTCAAGCCTGCTTGCGCTACAAGAATTTTATCTACAATTGATTCAATTGCAGTGTCTTGTCCGTAAACAACTTTCTTAAGATTTGATTCTAAGTTTGCTAAGTTTTCAGTTTCTTTTTCAGCAACTTGTTCTGCAGGTAATTTAATTGCTTTTGCTAATTCGTATTGAATATTAGGTGCTTCGATAAGTTTTTCACCTTCGAAGCCATCTCTCAAATTATACCGACTACAAGCGGCATCAATTAAGTCAATGGCCTTGTCAGGTAATTTTTTATCTGGTTGATACTTTACACTCAATTTAATAGCTTCGTCAATTGCTTGCTCTGTAATAATTGCATTATGAAACTCTTCGTAGTATTCTTTAATACCCATTAAGATATCTTTAGTAACTGCTGTGCTAGGCTCGTCAACTGTAACACGTTGGAAACGGCGCATCAATGCACGATCACTTTCAAAGTATTTGCGATACTCTTCCCAAGTTGTACTTGCTACAACTTTTAGGTTACCTTTTGTCAGAGCAGGTTTTAACATATTTGCAAGATCGTTAGAGTTATTGCCTCCGCCTGCACCAGCACCGCTCATCATATGCGCTTCGTCTACAAACATAATTGCTTTAGGCTTTTTCATAAGAGCATGTAATACTAATTTAAAACGCTCTTCAAAGTCACCTCTATATTTTGAACCTGCTAACATAGCACCGATATCTAAATTATAAACTTCGTACCCTTCTAAGAACTTAGGTACAGTTCCGTTTACAATATTCCAAGCAAGACCTTCTGCAATAGCAGTTTTACCTACACCCGGATCACCTACAAGTAATACGTTATTTTTTGCACGACGACCTAATGCAAGTGCAATACTATCTAGTTCATCGTTGCGGCCAATTACTGGATCAACTTTACCTTTTGAAACTTCGTTATTCAAGTCGGTTGTAAACGCACGTAATGCTTTTAGAGATGCACTAGTAGTTTCGCTGTCTTCAACTGCTTCGTCAACTTCGTTGTTTACATATTCGTTAAAGTTGTCTTTCTCGACACCGCCTTTATTTAGGAAGTAACATGCTTGTGTTTTCTTTTCACTTAAAATACTACTTAAAACATCTTGAAGTTGAATATTATTACGGCCACTAAACAACACTTGTGTAAATGCTCTATTTAAAATACGCTCAACACTTTGTGTTTTTTTAGGTTTATATTTTTCCAAATCAATAATAAGATCAGTATTACTTTTTAAGAAGTGCCTTAGATTACCTTTTATATAATCTACATCGGCGCCAAAGCCTTCTAATAGTTTATAAAATTTCTCTTCGCACAACATTGCAAACAGCAGGTGTTCTACTGTTACATATTCATGCTTTAACTTTACTGCATCCTTAATTGCTTTATCAAAGACGAGTTGTAATTCTTTTGACGGTTCTACCATTGCATTCCTCGTTTGCTACTGTATTTACTATATTATAGTTGATTGGTTTTGTCAACTGGATGAAGTGCCAAAAACTTGTTCCAATTGCATAAGTTGTTCATCAGATAATGTAGGCATTTTTACCTTAACTTGTATATATGCATTGCCACGCCCTCTACCTGTAGGAAGTCCGTGTCCTTGCATACTAAACGTAGTGTTTGAATTAGTTCCTCTAGGTATTGTAAGTCTAATGGTATTCCCGTCAAGTGTTTGAATGTCTACTTTTGTGCCTTTTAATGCCTCTAATAATGTAATCCTAATTTGCTGTTTTAAATGCACATTATCTACTTGCCATCTTTTGTGGGGTGCATACTTAATGACTACATTTAAATCACCTGGTTGAAATTGCTGTATTGTATCGTCGCCCATTCCAGTGAAGCGAACAGTCTGACCATGTCCTATTCCTGCAGGTATACGAATTTTAACTTCTTTGACACTACCGTCTGGTTTTCGATATCTTGCAGTAGTTTCTACACCAGTATAAACATCTTCTAATTGCATAGTGTATGCAATAGTAACGTCTTTATTCTTAGGTTGTTGATTGTATTGCTGATTCCGAAACGGACCGCCACCAAACATTTGTGCAAACATATCCTCAAATGCTCCAGTACCTTGAAATCCTCCAGGGCCAAAGCCTTGATCAAACTGCTGCTGCGGATTATCGTATGCCTGTCGTTTTTGAGGATCCTTAAGTGTTTCGTATGCTTCGCTAATTTGCTGAAACCTTTTTTGATCACCACCTGTATCAGGATGATGTTCTTTAGCTAATTTGCGATATGCCTTTTTAAGCTCTGCATCATTTGCAGTTTTAGGTACACCTAGTATATTGTAATAGTCCATACTTAATTATACATTAATTACAGTAAAAGTCAACTTATTTTTTGCTTGTTCCTGTGTACAATCCAAACCATGCTGCGCCAGCACCTACAACAACACTAATTAGTGCTGATTGATTCATACTTGGATCTGGTAATGTCATGTACCATAGCACTGTTTTGTAAAGTAAGAAAATGTAAACAGTTAAGAATGCACGTGGAAAAATTCTCCATGCATCTACTGCTTTTGCCATGTGTATAATTTTTGCATACGGATTAGGTCCTAGATCCTTAATACTAGTATCTACCTCTAAGTCAAGTTTGACTTTACGTGTGCCGCCTTCTGTTACAACCGTTGCATCATACTTAGGCATTTCTTTCATCTGCTCAGCCTTTGGCTTTTCTGCCGGCTTTGCTTCTAATTCCTCAAGTTTTTTTCTTGGCATTTTTACCCTCCAATTTTTTTAGTCTTAATTCTAATTCGTCTATTTTCTTAGTAACGTGTGGATACTTTTTACGCCATGCATCTTCGGGCTGCTCTAGCCATGTCCATCCCCAACGTGCTACAAGATAATCTATTGCTGTGTCTACTTTAGCATATGCCCAAAGTCCGATGCGTGTTGTGCTTATGTATGCTACAAATATTGCACCAAACACTGACCCTGCTAATGCTGTGTAAATCCACAAGCGATCAGTCGCCATTCTTTCTATCATTTCCCACATAGTTACCCCTCATTAACAATGTATTTATTCTTTATGCCTACGCACAGCTAATGCTCTTCCGGGATAATATAGACTGTATTTTACTTCGTTATCTTGATTACCGCCAAGAATTATCCATTCGCCTGTTTGAACCATAGTTCCAGCATAAAACCCTACATGGCCTTTCCATCCAGAGTTACCTCTAGGGAATATTACAACATCTCCATACTGTATATCATTAGGATGTATTTCCTCGCCCCATTTTAAAAAACTACGAGCCATCAACGGAACGTCACTTACACTAGCACTACCTGGAATATTGTTTATTTCTAATATTGCATTTACAAAGGCTGCGCACCATTCTGTGCGTAAAGGATCAACACCTACAAGTTCTCGTAACTCTTTACGATCTTGTCTTTCAGAAAGTCCTATATGAGTGATAGCTGTGTCAACTGGGACAGATTTTGTTGTTTGACAAGCAGATAATAATAAAACGAAGGCGGGTATACATTTCCATAACATGGAAATATTTATTTAAATAAATTTATTCAGTAATCTCAACTATAGCATTATCCATTGCTTCTTCTGCTTGTGCATAATAACCTTCGTAGGCTGCAATGATAGCTTGTTGTTGTTGAACTAGTGCTCTAATGTCACTAAAGTTTAAACCCAAGTTACCGTAGCCTTCACCGGTTAGAGCGTATAGTGCAAATGCTTTACCTTCACTGTTGAGCTTGGTAATTACTGCGTCTACATTGCTTTCGTTAATCACAATCCATTCTACATTACGCATGTTAAGTTCATCAACAGGAGGTAGTTCTAGTGTAGGCTTTTCAACCGGTGCTGTGCTTATATCAATTACTTGGGGTTTTGTTGAGCAGGCCGCGAGACTTATAAGTATCGTAAAGCCAAGGACACTCTTTGTTAAAAGCGATGCCATTTTCAGCGTTCCTTTCTTTGTCATTTAGTTCTGCCCCCGATAGTAGTTCAAAACATCTACCTGCATTTAGTGTGCCTCTATTTACTGCACGTTCAATACCTTCGGCATTTGCTATTGCTGCTGCTGTTAAATCAATTTGTTGTAGTTTATCTGCTAGTTCTTGATTCTGTCTACGTATGCTTATGTACTGTTCGTTTAGTGTAGCAAGTTCGCTGGATGCTTTTGCATAGTCTTGCTCCAGCGAACTTATTGTTTGTTCGTTTAGTTCAACTGCGGTGTTAAGTTTAGCATTGTTTGATGTTAGGATAGCCAAGCGTTCTTGGGTGTCATTGTAGTACCAATAACCGATACCTCCTACACCCAACAACAACATAAACATTACTATTGCTAACTTAGCACCCATCTTACCTATCCTAGTAACTTTCCCAGCGTCTTAGGTCCTACAATACCGTCAGCAGTTAGTCCGTTTGAACTCTGCCACTCTTTTACAATACGTGCAGTACCTGGACCAAATATACCATCAGCAGGCGAAATGTCAAGTTTCTCTTGCACTTCTGCTACTAATGGACCACGTGATCCTTGCCTAATTGTTTGATTGTAATCTGTTTCTGGTTCTTCAAAGTCACCACCTAGTACATCCATTGCATGTAGGTAATGTTTCTTACGATCATCTAAACCAATAGTACCACCATTGATACGCTTTGTTGCGCCTACAATATCCATTGCATCACAATACTTGTTAAGTCCGTTTGTATCCCAGAACCAACATGCTGAGTCTAGTGCGCCTTTCTTTGTGCGTACATAGTCTACTGCTTCTTCTGGTGACATGTCCATTTCTTTTGCGAACTTAGTGTAGTTGTAGCGACCAGTGAGTTGCAGAATGCCGCCTCCCCTAAATCTCCAACCATCACCACTATCGGTATCGCCGTTGTCCATTCTGTTGGCGTATATAACGTTAGCAATTTTTTCAGGTTGCCTATGATATTCATTTGCGTCTCTCCCTGCTCTTCTGAAATACTTAGGGAAAATTGTGTTTAGTGCTTTGGCGCTATAGTTTAAGTTTTCACTTAATACTCTAAAGCCGCCGGACTCATGTCCACACTGTGCTACAAACATTGCTACACGCTCTGCTGTGTTAACTTCCCATAAAGGAAGTATTTCGAGCATTGCTTCGTACCAATCTTTCCAATCATCTCTGTGGATAAGTTCTTCTGCCATCCACTCTTCGAACTCAAATTCGAAATGTTCTTTAGCCATCTTTTGTATCCTTATTTTGACAGTTGTCACAGCGACAATGATTACATACTTTTATGCTAGGATTATGACCTAAGAAAGGATCATTAATTTTAACTTCCTTCCACAAGGCAATTCCACAGTGTGATTCATGTCCGCAATTTTGACAATAATGCATTTATTTTCTTTTTACTATTAAAGTTTTATCTTCATTTGTTAGAGATAACTTATCACCGAATTTAGTAATATTGTAGTCTCCGAGGTATTTAGTTAGGAAAAGGACTTCGCCCATGTCATTAAGGTTAATTTTTTCGCTTAAATTACCAATTGTTGCATTAGTGTTGCCAAGATTTACAACTCGCAGTGTCA